CAGGCGGTGGCGGCTCCATGAATACCATCAGTCTAAGTCCTAGCTTTGCTGCTGTTCCTATCGCTCTCAAGAATGGTCGCTCTGCTCTCATCCATGTGTTGTTTGCAACGTAGCTACCTAACGCAAACGCTAACAGGCCTATGACTATGTACACTTTAAGTTTTTCAAAGTTCATCGTTGTTACCTAACCATTGGTCGTGTTGTATGTCTCTCCACTTGAATCGTACCTCAGCGATTGCCCACGAATCGCCTTGTGCCAGTATCTTCTCAATAACTTTTTTCTCAGCCCAGAATGTGCCGTCTGGTTGGTCGTCAGGGTACTTGCCGCCATCGACATAGTTGCCCCACGAATTAATAATCAACGCTCCGTCTCTTTCCTCGTCGTTGCGAGCAAACCTCAGACCAGCGATCATCATTTGGTGCATCCAAGTACCTCTGGCTTGACAGAATCCGTCGCTATCTCGAGTTCTAGTAAAGCCTTGATTAGATGCAATCGTGACAGGAAAGCCTGACGTTATAGCTGCCACAAGTTCGTCCCACGTCCTTATGTTAGCTACATGCTTACACGGAGTCTTTGCCGCTTCACGGTCTAACCACAATCCAAACGCATCATCTTCGCCACCATTTCCGAATGCTCCCCAATTTTTTTCACGGTCTTTATCGTATGTCGTCAGGTCTAGCGTGTCGCCTTCGTTACTGTACGTTGTTCGGTAGATAACGCCCCAGTCTCTCAACCATCTCGCGGCCCTGTATCCTGTAGATCCATCAGACCACCCACCGACAGGTCTGGAACCATCGTAGTCTTCCTTCAACTTGCTCTCTACTCTGCTGCCGCCGTATATGCTGCATGTCGCAGGCAAGTATGGTGGCTCATCACGATTTCCAAGTGACCACTCTACTGACTCAGCACAATACACCGCGTGCATAGCACCCCACGCGACGCAACTGCCGTTCAGTTGCCGACCGGGTGTAAACTTGCTGCCGTATCTCGCTTTGTGTGCAGCGTTCATTTGTCGATACAAGAATGTATCGACCTTCTCTGCCTTCTTCATGGCGTCAGGTGCAGCGTCTGCAAAGAATCGAACATCAAGTGACTCTAAAAACTTTGCTGCTCCGACAGGATCGGCAACGTATCCAAATTGCTCTGCTGGCATAAACGTAGCGACTTCAGGAAACTCTTTTTCTTCTTCCTTCCAGAGTGACCACGCAAACAAAACGCCAAGTATCAAGGCTATCGAAAGCCTCAGTGTATGTTTATTCGAGTACACGGCGTGCTGCCCTTTCGATCTCTCTATAAGCTGCTACCCATCGCTCAGTCTGCTCGTCAGTGACTGGCCCTCCAGCGTTTCCTAGTTTTTTGTCTAAGTATGCTCCAACTCTTTTTGCTACTTCAGGGTTTGCTTGACCGATAGACCTGCCGTCGCACCTGAACTCTCTAGCTTTGCTTCTTAGTGCATCAAGAGTTACGCCGGTCTTCAACACAGGCGTGTCTTGCATTGAGTCCCACTCAATCGCATCGGCAAGTTCTCCTGCTAACGCTGCAACCTTCGCTGCATCCTCAGCGGCTTGCTCACCAATAAATGCACCACTCAAGTCAAGTTCACCCGGCGGTATCGGTGCTTCATCAGGTTTGTTGTTGCCCGTTATGGTCAACCACAATAATGCTAAGATAAAACATATCACTACAGCTTTGAACCTCATTCGTCTAAGTCACTCCCCGCTGACAGTGCCAGCGTTAAGGTATTACAGGCTTCTTCTTGCTCTTCTTCTAAGTGATTCGTGTGAACCAATCGACCCCTCACTGTTTGCAGTGCTGCCACTGCTTCAAGGTAGCTGGAAGACTTAGTCTTCTTCTTGTCAGTAAAGTCAAACAGGCTTTTGTCTTTGCTTTGTTTATTCATAGGCCACAGGGCTACCACTGCCGCCGCTACTGCTAATAACCATGTTGTCATTCGTCAACAGTCCTCACTAAAGGTAATAATGTTTCAACGGCTCCACCAGCTAACGCCATCACTAAAGATCTTAGCGTAGGTTTAATGATCCACCATAACGGTTTCAGGGGTAATGGTAGAACCAGATAACCAAACTCGTCAAACAGTGATACGGCTAACTTGGATACTATGTTCTTTTTCTCTTCATGGCCTACGTCTAACTCGTCAGCAAACGCTATCGCTAACCTCATGCCTCCAAGCGTTATCTCGCAAAGCTCAGACAGCGTAAGCCCGTCTCCAACTCTTGTTCTGAACTCGTTTATGTAAACGTGAACACGCTGCTGCAAGCCTTCGGTGTCTTTAGCTATTTTAATCGGTTCTTCAGAGATACTCGTCATTATCTGGTTCCGTGATGTAAGAGTTTATTATGCTGTTACAGTAGTCGTACAAAACATTGAAGCAATCTTTTGCCTCTTCTTCAACGTACTCTTCGTCTAGCGACGCTGGGTATCTAAACTTCTCTTGATCCAACTCAGTGCTGTCAGCAGTCTGCAGAGATACGGTAACGTATTCGCTGCTAAACGATATGACAACTTTCTTTTGTTCTTCGTCATTCGTCACTGTGCTCTTCCGCTTCAATGATGTCTTCAGAGACATCCAGTACCGGTACATCCCATAAGTTTCCAACAAAACCTCTGCGCTCTCTCTCTGTCTTATCATCCCATGTTTGCTGTATCTCCTTGCAGAGTTCTTTTATTTCTGCTGGCGTAGGGTCCCGGCCTCTCTTCGGCCTCGCCCTCAGTCTTCTGTCATGCCTTTTGGGTAGTTCCCATACGTCTCTCAGCCTAATAACTTGATCTTTAGAGATGCCGTGCAGTACACACAGTTCTGCTATTGCCATGTGAGACATCCAGTCTGCACAAAACTTTTCCTTGTCGACGTTGTTGGTCTTGCCACGTCTCATTAAAAAACTCAGTTGATCTTTCAGTCTTTGCAGACAGGCATAACCACGCACTTGCTGTCCTCGCAACTCATAACAACTGCTGACTTATCGTCAATCACTTCTAGTTTCACTACTTCAGAACCGTCTATGTTAGATAACCAGTCTGTAAAGAATTTCGGGTTTGCAGAAAACTTAAAATCTCCATCAGACTCAATCACCTTGCACTCGGCTAGGCTTTTACCGTATTCAGAACTGTTAGACCTTATCAAAAGTCGCTGCCCTTTTGCCTCAAAGCTAACTGCGCTCGAAACATCGCTGGTGACTACCGAGGCTGCTTTTATTGATTCTTTCAAATCAACGCATACAAACTCTAGCTGGTTTTCAACGCTACTAGGAACGACGGTTTGCCAATTAGGGTACTCAGTCGCCAACTGACTCGCTGTTATAACGTACTTCTCAGTTTCAAACACAACACACTTACTGTTTGCTTCAACTTGTATGGCTTCTTCTTCGTTGCCTCCAGTAGCTAAAACTGCTTGCAGTGCTTTCAGAGGTACAGTAACTCTCGAGTCGTCTACCGCTTGATCAACGTCAAAGCTGTGGACATAAAGCCTCTTGCCGTCACTGCCAACTAAGTTTACTACGCCGTCTCTTATCTCAAACAGCACACCCGACATAGCATTGTGGGTCAGTCGGTCTGCGGCTGATGCTACAACTTTCACTGCTCTACAAAAGTGATCAGCAGGCACTCTAAAGCATGGTTTCAATAACCGCTGACTCTTTACTGCAAACGCTTCAGGGTCTAGCGTGTTCAGTCTCCACTTGTTCTTTCCTGTAGATGCTTCTCCGTCAGACTTTATCGTTATCTCTGCGTCGTTGTCGCATGCTGCTGCAACTTTTTGTATCCTCGAAAACGGCAAGCAGACCTTATCTCCTTCTAGGCTTTCTACCTTTGCTTGCACTTGCACTGTCTCGCTCTTCGCGACGGCCTGCCCATCCCCAAATATTACTGATGACAATACATCGTCTGGGCTTTTCTCTGAAACGACACAACCAATTACCCTTGCTATCCTCTTTAAATCTTTCGCTTTTATATTCACGATGTCTCCTTGCAAAGTTTTTAAGTCTTCTTCTCACTCGATATATTTTTCTTTTCAAACTCTTGTAAGTGATCATTTGCTTCCTCTACTGAGGTGACAACAAAGCACGGAGTCCTTGCTTCTCCTTCACTAAGTTTTTGCATCATCGCTACTTGTCTCTCGGTCGCTTTCTTACCCGGTTGCTTGACTTCAAAGAACAATGCCTTGCCGTTTTTAAGAAGTTGCAAGTCAGGCATGCCCGCAAGTTGATATGGCCCTCCATTAATCTTCCACACAAACCACCCTTGTTTCTTTGCGGCTCGCATGATTGCTTTGACTATGGACGACTCTAAAGGCATGCAGCGTTATTACTGATCACCTGCTACCTCGTCAACATCAAAAAAAAAGACTAGGCAACCTAAGTTACCTAGTCTTTGCCTCTACCCGTGAAAGGTTACACGTTATAGGCTGCAGAGGTTACACGCCACTCACTGCTAGGCGGCTGATACAGGCTGATACGACAAACACCTGTTCCTTCAGCTAGGCTTCTAAATACGCTTCGATCCTTCCTGATAACTTTTCATTGTTGTCTCTCATGTACTCTAAGTACTTCCTGCCGTTTTCTTGTTCATCAACCTCTTCTATAGTCATACCGCTAAAGCGACCAAACTGGAATCTAAATGAGTCGTCTTTCTTTTTAATGTTGACTGACCGTATTCTTTTTCTATGACAACAAAACGCACAAATAATAATGTCCTCTAGCTTGCCCTTGCTGTTTTCAAAAACTCCTAAAAGTTCCCACGCATCAGTTGCACCGCAACCGTCGCATGCTTCTTTGTGTTCATAAAACTCAATGCTCATAGTACCTCCATCCTCGGCGTTCTAGGCCCACCCTCGTTCACTATATGCAAGTTCCTTCTTGCTCTGGTCACTCCTACGTAAGCTATCCTGCATTCCTCGTCGTGCTGCATAACGTCCTCACTACCTGCTACTACCTTCTTGCTAGTCGTTGTCAGTAAAGCTACGTTGTCTGCCTCAGCACCTTTCACAGAATGAATCGTGCCGACTCTCACTCTAGGCTCAGAGACTAAACTTGGTCCCCATCGTTCTGCGAGCGTCCTCCAACTCTGGCCGCGATCTACTAAGCTGACCCAGTTGCCCGTCTGTATAGCTGTGGTCAATTCTTCTGTTGCTCCAACCTTGTCCAAGTCGTCCTTAAATAAAACGTCCCACTGTTTTGCCATGTCGCCGCCTTTCCACTGTGTCTTTGTCCCACGCTCAAGAATAGTTTTCTTGTCTTTGTTTCTTTGCGGCAGTATCTCTATCGCTCTCTTCCATGCGTTTCCCGTGATCGCTTCGCCTTTCTCAAGTGACCATAAAGCCATCATGCCTTCGTCTCTAGCAGACAGACCGTCTTGTCTGTGAGTCCAGCAACACGGCTTTCCTGCTGACTGCATCGCAGCGTGAAACCTTGCTGCTTGATAGTTAGTGCGAGCAATCAATAACCACTCGTCATTCGGGTCGACCTGCGAAACTAATTCGTCTATGTCACTTGCTTCATTCACAGTGCCGTCGTGATCTGCGGCTGCTACGTTTCTGTCAAAATAACCTTTCAGCATCCTTCTCAGGCAACGCTCACCCAACTCCAAAACTGGCTTCGGGCATCGGTACGACTTAGGCATGATCTCTTCCTTATCTGCCTGCCAACCTAAAAAGCACTCTGCCGACGAACCAGCAAAACCGTATATAGCTTGGAACGGATCGCCAACTACGTAACACCACTTAACTGATGGTGCTGATACCAGTCGCTTGCAACAAGCGTCTAACAGTGGACTTGCGTCTTGCTGTTCATCAAACAACCACGCCTCAACTGGTGGCAACTCGCCAATCGGATTATCCGTACCCATCCCGTGTCTTGGATCAGCCGAGATACCCGCAAACATCAACAACAAATCCGAAAAGTCTAAGCGACTCTCCATACGTTTACTGCTCTCGTACTGCTCGCAAACTCTTATGATCTTTGCGTAGTCAGGCACGTCGTCGTCTATCTGTCTCGCCCTCCTAACTATCTCTTCTAAGTCAGTCAGGCTAGACCTAGCTAAAGACCAGCAATTCAATGCTGCTGCTACTTCAGGGTCTCCGATGAATCTGTTGCTTCCGGCCTCTTCGTCTAGTTGCGTAGACAGCTTCACTCCTAGCGCGTTACTGATCCACTCTATATCAGAAACCTTGTCAGTTATGATCTGCCCCGGCTGCACTCCGACGCATCTATATGCAGTAGAGTGAACCGTTCTAAACCATCCCTGCTGACTCAGTAGGGTTTCTTCGACGTTCCATGCCTTCGACACCCTCGCGACTGCCTCGGCTCTTGCTGCTCTCGTAAAACTGGCAAAGCCTATTTTCATAGGGTCTCCACCGAGTGCGTCAGACGCTTTAATCATTTTGTCTTTCAGTGCAGTCGTCTTACCTGAACCTGCTGAACCTATAAGCCTTGCTACCTTCACGGCAAAATCCTATCGTAAAAAAAGGTTTCTTCGGAGTTTTGTCGGCAGGGTTTCGCTCTTGTTTTATAGGAGCAAAACCTATCTGCCGATAAAACCGGACGGTCTAGAACGTGAAAATCACTACGCGTGATTGTCCATATACTAGGTGCTTTCATTTGCAAGCCGCTCAAGGGCTGCAAAGTCTTCTCGCGACCAGACTACATACGATCTTCTCGTACCGCCTAAGTGCCTAAACTCAGCATGCTTAAAATCGCCCTGCTCTAGTATGGCTAACATTCGCCGCTTGAATGAAAGCCTCTCTCCTTCGTGAACTCTGTGCTGCCTGTCAATGTCCTCCCAGACCTTCGACCAGCCAAACCACAAAGTACCATCCGTTCTCCATGCGGCTCTACCCGTTGGATCAGGTATATCGTCATCACTAGGTTGACTAGCCTGTGCCAATCTGTCGTACAGCCATCCTGCAAGGATCACATATCGCTTGCTACTAGCACCCGGGTATTCGTGCTGCACGTTATCAAGCAACTTAGCCTTTACACCTCTCGCTACTCTCTTGCGAGGGTTCTGGCTGTTCTTATGATCTTCAACCCGGTATCCACCGTCCCATATCCTTTTCCACTTACCCGGCTCATCGTCTAGCATGATGACACCTGTCGATGCCAGCACGGATGCCGCTACCTTCGCTGCTGACCGATACTGATCAACTGTCAGCGATACGTTGCCAGTGTGGTTCGACGTGTACTGCTTCCATGCAGGTACATGAAGTTTGTACTCCAACGGGTCTGAGTGTACGACAGTCAACTGCCACTCACCCGGTCCCCACTCTGGGTCTGAGTCAGCACCCGGTACTAACGGTGAGTGAGCCAACCCGCATTCAGTGAACAACCGTTGCCAATTCTGCTGTGTCGTAGAGTTAGTACTAGACTGCACTTCAGGTGGTCTCTCAGCCTGTTCTATGGCTACACCTTGGTCTATCCCTGCTGCCCTAGCCTTCCTGACGTAACCTATCGCAGATCTAAAAATAGATGCCACCTCGTCATCATTCATAGGCGGCTTGCAGTTTAACTGATTGACCATCCTTATCTTCTGCAACAAATCCTGTTGCTCATCAGCATGGTCTAAGTCCATAGACCTGAACGCCTCACGCACTGCAAACCTGTACGTCTCGTTGTTACGTTCACCGCTTGCTATAGGGTTATGCAAAGCTAACCTCGTCGACCGCCTGCTTGTAATAGCTGACGTACTTCCATCATCGTTCCATAGCATGTTGACCAGTTTCTCGGGCAACTCTGCTAACTCTATGTCCGCTGGTGACATGCCTTCAACCCAGTTGTACTTTACTCCAGTGTGGTGAGTGCTAGGCGGTAAGACTGACTGACATGCTCTGTCACCGTTGCCTATCCTAACCTCTATTCCAAGTACCTTTCGTACGGCTACTTCAGGTAAGCCCTCAGTCCACTTAAACAATCTATGTGGGCCTCGTCCTGCTGTGTATGTCGGCGTCCAAATCTCACCGAGTCCAAGTGACTCCCATGCTTGCTTCGCGTCATCGCCGTCTAACTCTACGTCAATCACTCCTGACCTTGGTCCAAGCAGCAAGCCTACGTTACCGTTCTCTATCCATTCTGCTATCTCTTCATCGTCGTTCGTTGTTCTCATGTGCCATGATTCACCGCACGGATGCTTTCCGGGTGTCGCACAGTCTTTACCTTTCCAGCATGTGCAGACTTGCGGTGATGCAACTCCATACAGTCGTACCATCTGCCAACCTAAATCCGAGTATGTTGATAATAAGACGCTCACTGTTGTTTCCTCCGTGTGTTAAAGAATGCCACCCCCCCCTCTTCCATGACGGAGGGGTGGCAAAGTACCTCTGGCTCTACTCGGCTTCTTGCCGAATATCCAACTGCTGCGCAATCTTTGCCAGTGGGTTCGTATAGAGGCGTCTTACAATCTCGCCCTCTTCTCTGGTTATAGAATCCTTCAAGACAGGAACAATCTGACTGTAACTCTGACCACCAGCGTTATCAACCTTCTGAATAGTCAGACTTACAACTGCCCTGAAGTGTGGCACGGGCAAACGCTTCACGAATGGCACCACGGTCTTCAAGCTGCCCGGTCCTGCTGTTACCAACAATGGCCATGCCTCGTCTTCACGAAGGATCGCCATCAGCCTAGACTCTTTGCACCTCTTGCCTCGTCCTGACTTGCTTGTGCCGTACTCGTTGTATGGCAGTCGCGTCCAGTCGTAAAGCCTGTCACCAATACGGCATGACTCTAGTGCGTCTTCGTCTAAGTCACCGATGTCATCTCCAGTTCTTACAGCGGTCTGCAAGTCGTAGGAAACTAACACCGGCGCAACTCCTCCTTGTGGTTCCTCAGATGACCACAAAGTACCACGGACTTGGTAACTAACCATAATGCCGTCAAGTGACTTTGCACTCTGCTCATTGTTACCACTGTCAGTCCAGTTCCACGTCTTGCCTCCTCCTGCTGGAGTAGGTACACGCGGTAGGTCACTGGCCTCAATAGACTCGCCTGCGCTCAGGTTTGCCATCAATGCCTCACGGACATCACTATCTGTCCTCAGTGCCATAAACTTACTATCGTCACAACCAACCATCAGTTCGCCTGTAGTCATGGGTAGACTTTCCTTTCAAGCAGGGTTTCAATACTAACTATTCACAGAGATGTGTGCTAATCGTGTTTCTCTGTACTCACTGACTAAACCATCAAATGCAGTTCCGGTTGCTAGTGTCGCATGTCCGTTGCTGCTCTCGCTTTCCTTCTTACGCTCTATTAGCCAACTCTTCAGGGTCGAAGTGTTGACCGTCACAAAGTTATCGAGTCCTTCGGCCTTCGCCGCCTCAACTACCTTTGTTCTGTTTTCTGCTGGTACTGACACGCCAAAAAACTCTCTCAGTCTCCAACTCTTGCCAGCTACCTTGACTCCATCAAGACCAGATGCAGCTAGTAGTTCCACTGCTAACTGTTCAAGTGCCTTCAGTTGCTTGTTCAGTACCTTCAGTGCTGCCTCGGCTTCTGCCTTCTCCTTCTGCAACTTAGATACGTCCTCCAGCATCTTGGCTAATGGCCCAGTACTTTGTCCATCAATATTCAACTCACTCATTTGCAGCGTTCTCCGTTCTAGGTGTCAACTCGTCAAGTACGGCGTCTATAACTGAACGCCGTTCTCTTAATGCTCCATAGACTTGTTCGTCTACGGTGTTCTTTGCGACTAAGTGGTAATACCTAACGCACCTCGTCTGTCCCGGTCTGTGCAGCCTTGCTAAACTCTGCTCGTAGTCGCCTAACGAAAAACCGAGTGAGTAATAAAAACAGTATGCCGCTCGGGTCAAGTTTATTCCTACACCGCCTGACTGAATCTGACAACCCAGAATAGTTGCGTCTCCTTCAGTCCATCGCTCTAACTGTTTCTTGGTTCCTGATACTTCCGCGTAAGGTCTTCCAAGGTCTTTGGCTACCGCCGCTACTTCGTTCAGGTCGTGCCTGAACCTGCACATGACTACTACAGGTTCCTCGACAGGCAAGTCTTCTAAAGTTGTTTGCAGCATAAGTCTTTTCGCAGGCTTTCCGAATAACGGTCTTATGTTGTCTTCGTCATTGACGTAACCGCTTGTAGCTTGCTGCAATCTGAGTAGCTTGGTCAAAGCGTTACTGACTACTATCTTGCCTGACGCTATGTCAGCTACAGCCTCATCACGTATCTGGTTATAAAACTTTCGTGACTTCGGGTCTAACTCGACAGCTAATGTTTGGTGCAGACAGGTAGGCAAGTCAAGCACCTCATCAGATGTGACTCTCCAAGTGTGTTCATCGAGAACGTCAGTAAAGTCTTTGTCATTCTTCCAGCGTATGACCTTGCTCGGAAACCTCGGGTCTAGGTCCGCGTATTTATGCCTGAACCGCACAAACGAAGTTCCGAAGAT